ATGTTTACCGTTATTTTTGGTCGTCCAGGCTGCCCTTACTGCGTTCGCGCTAAAGAACTGGCAGAAAAACTGACCAACGAGCGTGATGATTTCAACTACCGCTACGTGGATATTCATGCCGAAGGCATCAGCAAAGCTGACCTGGAAAAAACCGTTGGCAAACCGGTTGAAACCGTGCCGCAGATTTTCGTCGACCAGAAACACATCGGCGGCTGCACCGATTTTGAAGCCTGGGCAAAAGAGAATCTCGGCCTGTTTGCCTGAGTCAATTTATTTGCTCGATGAATGACTGCGCCAGGTATCAAGCCAGGCGCAGATAAACAAAAAGCACAATGCCCCAAGCGCGCACCAGAACACGGCGCTCAACACCCACGCCATCTCCTGCCAGAACGTCCGGTGGGTCACGAAGAACAGCCGCATCGTCACCATGCAGACCGGCGCCGCCAGTATCGCGCCGAGCAAAGGACGCAGCACTCGCCGTCCGGGAGAGAGACAGCTCGCCGCCGCCCCTGGCAGCAAAAAGAAGAGCAGGCCCAGCTCCGGGTTGCCGCTGGCGCGAAATGCCCCTTTCATATGTAACAACAACGATAAGCACACCACAATGAACAGAACGAAGCCACAGATAATGCCGGCCCAACTACGCTCAGATTTCACCGTATCCTCCTGATGTTGCCTCTAACTCACGTCCACGTCGCCCAGTCAGATAAAGCATTTCGGCAATCCATGCCAATAACTCCCCTACCAGCCTAAAAACGATTGTCACTAGCCGCCGCATCCAGGAAGGATTAAACTAGCGGTATATTTTTGCTGGTTATAACAGGGTGCCAGAATAGGTTCGCGACAACGCGAACGCCTGAGCAACCTTAGACCAAATAACCATTTCCTTCAACAACTTACTAGTAAATGAGAAGTTGGCTTTCGTGAATATAAACGTCGCAGATTTGTTAAACGGGAATTACATCCTGTTATTATTCGTTGTACTTGCATTAGGACTATGCCTGGGAAAACTGCGTCTCGGCTCAGTACAACTTGGTAATTCCATTGGCGTTTTAGTCGTTTCTCTATTATTAGGCCAGCAGCATTTCGCGATTAACACCGATGCCCTTAATCTCGGCTTTATGCTGTTTATTTTTTGCGTTGGCGTAGAAGCCGGGCCCAACTTTTTTTCTATTTTTTTCCGCGACGGGAAAAACTACCTGATGCTGGCGCTGGTGATGGTCGGCAGCGCGATGCTGATCGCCATGGTGCTGGGTAAAGTGTTCGGCTGGGATATCGGGCTCACCGCCGGTATGCTGGCAGGCGCCATGACCTCCACCCCGGTGCTGGTGGGCGCGGGCGACACCCTGCGCCATTTCGGCCTGCCCAGCGATCAGCTGGCGCAGTCGCTTGACCATCTGAGCCTCGGCTATGCCCTGACCTATCTGGTTGGTCTGGTGAGCCTGATCGTCGGCGCCCGCTATATGCCCAAGCTGCAGCATCAGGATCTGCAGACCAGCGCCCAGCAAATCGCCCGCGAGCGCGGCCTCGATACCGATTCCAAACGTAAAGTCTACCTGCCGGTGATCCGCGCCTACCGCGTCGGCCCGGAGCTGGTGGCCTGGGCGGATGGCAAAAATCTGCGCGAACTGGGTATTTACCGCCAGACCGGCTGCTATATTGAACGCATTCGTCGCAACGGCATTCTGGCCAACCCGGACGGCGACGCGGTGCTGCAGATGGGTGACGATATTGCGCTGGTGGGCTACCCGGACGCCCACGCCCGCCTCGACCCGAGCTTCCGCAACGGTAAAGAGGTGTTCGACCGCGATCTGCTCGACATGCGCATCGTCACTGAAGAGATTGTGGTCAAAAACCACAACGCCGTCGGCCGCCGCCTGGCGCAGCTCAAGCTTACCGACCACGGCTGCTTCTTAAACCGGGTTATTCGCAGCCAGATCGAGATGCCTATCGACGATAACGTCGTACTGAACAAAGGCGACGTGCTGCAGGTCAGCGGCGACGCCCGCCGCGTAAAAACCGTGGCCGACCGCATCGGCTTTATCTCCATTCACAGCCAGGTGACCGATCTGTTGGCCTTCTGTGCCTTCTTTATCGTCGGCCTGATGATCGGCATGATCACCTTCCAGTTCAGCTCCTTCAGCTTCGGCATCGGCAACGCCGCCGGACTGCTGTTCGCCGGCATCATGCTTGGCTTCCTGCGCGCCAACCACCCAACCTTCGGCTATATCCCGCAGGGGGCGCTGAACATGGTGAAAGAATTTGGTCTGATGGTATTTATGGCCGGGGTCGGACTCAGCGCCGGCGCCGGGATCAATAACGGTCTGGGCGCTGTCGGCGGCCAGATGCTGGCGGCAGGGCTTATCGTCAGCCTGGTGCCGGTGGTGATCTGCTTCCTGTTTGGCGCCTACGTGCTGCGCATGAACCGGGCGATGCTGTTCGGCGCCATGATGGGAGCCCGCACCTGCGCCCCGGCGATGGAGATCATCAGCGATACCGCGCGCAGCAACATTCCCGCGCTCGGCTACGCGGGCACCTACGCCATCGCCAACGTGCTGCTCACCCTCGCCGGGACGCTCATCGTGATCATCTGGCCAGGGCTACAATAAATTTTTTGCGAAAAAAACCGTCACAGGCAGAACTTTTTCTCAGGGCATCAGTCATAAGTAATGCCACTGCTTTTCTTTGATGTCCCCATTTTGTGGAGCCCATCAACCCCGCCACTTCGGTTCAAGGTTGATGGGTTTTTTGTTGCCTGAAATTTATACCGTTTAAAATCATGATGTTAGAAGCACTGTTTTTTAACGATGGCGACAAAATGGCGGCAGCGTCAAAGAGAGAGCGCCACCTGTCCTGATTTCATTGGATGCGGCTGAACCGGATTTGACTCTTTTGGCGTTGCAATCGAACGAACAAAAGTTTCATGGGTAACAAAAGTATGGCTGCAGTTAATGTTCTGGCACTGGTTGTAACGCTCTTTGGTCAATGAAGATACCTGAAAGCTGCTGCGAGTATGGGCGGCACTTCCACACAGTGGGCAAATCATCATTTTTCGAGTTCTCCCCATTTTTGCTAAATTCACAATAATGATACCGCATTATTCCATTTTGAAAACTTAAAAGTTCTCCATTGCGAAGAATCATTCCATTTCGAGATCATCAACCTTCACTTCAAGCTCAAGACTGGTCGTAAAACCATTATCCGGGCTGACGGTATGTGTCAGAGTCGTAATGGTCCATTCCGCATCATCTATCGGCTGTTTAAAGCCACTGACTTTCACTGGCATTTCCGTGTAGAGATCTGCCCGCCCTTCCGCCAGTTGTAGCGAGAATGACGCAACGCCGCGTTGCAGGCGTTCCCACTGCATTTTCGCTGCCCGTTCAGCGTTGCTCCGGTTGGCATAGGTGCGATTAAGTACCAGCACGTTTTCATCTGTACCCACCAGGTAATCGCCCTGCTTCGCTTCCGGCTCTTTCTTCTGCTTCTTAGTCCTGCGCTTACGCTTCACCGTGGTGCTTTCTTTCTTCGCGGGTTCGCGGGTATGCAACCAACTGGCAATTACGCCCGTATAGGCTCCGCGATCAGCCAGGGTAAAGCGGTGACTGTCGCCGTCCTTGCGTGTGATAGTGATCACTGGCAGTGGTTTACCAGTGGCGCTTTTGCCCTGCCCCTGCCGGATGAATAACAGATTGCCATTTTTCACCGACGCGATGGCACCGTACTGTCGCGCCAGTCGCATCAGAAAACTGCCGTCACTCTCATTAGTCTGGTCTATATGCTCCACGGGCTTATCCGACAGCTCTTTACCCAGTGCCATCTTCAGCTTGTGCCGCGCGGCTATTTCCTTCACCACTTCCCCGATGGTGGTGTTATGCCACGATTTTTCACGGCGGGTATTCAGGGTTTCCCGAAAATCAGCACTTCGCGCCCGGATAGTCAGGCGGTCCGGTGCGCCAGTGTGTTCAATCTCGTCCACCGTGAATGCCCCTTTCGGGAAAAGCGGCTGCCCCTTCCAGCCCAGCGCCAGCGTAATGACCGCACCACGGCGCGGCAGCACGATTTTTCCATCGGCGTCGTCCAGCTCCAGTTCAAGCTGGTCCGCTTCAAATCCCCGGTTATCCGTCAGCGTCAGCCCCATCAGGCGGTTGTCCAGCACAGTGGTGATATCCCTGCCTTCAATACTGATGCTGAATGCCGGAGTTTTGTTGCCTTTGTTAAGCAGTTCAGAGCTGAAATTCACGACAGCAGCCCTCCCACCGTTTTACTGATATCGCTTAAGGCAGATGTTGCCGTTCCCTGCAGATTATTCAGTTGCGCACTGAGATCACCGAACATATCGGACAGGGATTCATCCACGCGTTTTAGCGACAGGGTGAACTCAATCCTGCGCGGCATACCGTCGCGGAAAAACTCCGTTTTAGTCTGATTCAGTCCCTCAATCACATACATGCCGTAAATCGTGCCGCTGCCTTCAATCAGGGGCCATGCTTTCCCCTGTTCTGCCATCTGCTCCAGTGCCAGCAACGACAGCCTGCCGCCTGTTATTTCCGGCATAAGAACGCCAGAAAGCGTCAGCATGTCGTTATCCGGTCCCAGAAACTGCGTTGACGGGCGTCGGTTAACCCGGCTGTTAGCCGCATGTCGCCAGCTGCGCTGATACTGCAGCTCCTGATACGGCACGGTGCGCAGCATAAACACGTATAATCCCAGCACCATCATCATGCGTCGTATCCCCCCTGATCGCTGTAGTTACTCCTGGCTTTTGCCTTCAGCCTGCGTTCACGTTCATCAAGCTGGCGGGCCACCTCCCGCGCAATATCCTGCGCACTTTGTCCTGGCTGCGTCTGAATGATGATCTGCGTCGGTGCCTCAATCCGTTGAACGGGCGGCACAGTGGCTGCACGACTCAACATCGCTTCGCCGCCTTTCGCGGGAAGTGCCAACGGATGCAACGGTGGAAGCTCTGCAGGCGCGGCAGCAACACCCATCATTCCGGCAACAACGGCAGCCAGTGCAGCTGTATTTCTCCGGCTGGTCACATTTGCCGGGCCGTTAACAATTTCCGGCCCGTTTTCACCGACGATGCCAAACTGCCCGCGCGGGATATAGCCGCCGCTGTCATACATCCCCGCAAAGCCATATCCCCATGACGGAAAACCACCCGATGGCATCATCACTTTACCGTCTGCATTCACCGTCGCAGGTTGCTGACGCGTCACGCTTTCCGGCAGTTTCGCCTTTGCAGCCTCTTTACTGACAATGCCGAGTTTCTCCAGCAACCAGGAAACGCCAGATTTCAGGGAGTCCAGCGGATGCATGACCATATTCAGCCCTTCCGCCAGTGCCTCCCCGAATCTCCGCCCCATTGCCGCTGCACTCTGCAGTTCGGCAGAGGTCGACTTAACGGGCGTCAGCAGATCAGTAAACCAGCCCCACAGCGCCTGCACTTTGTCGCCAATCCACTGGAACACAGGCTTAAGCGGTTCGAACGCTGCACTGATGGGACCTGCCGCCGCTTTGAATCCTTCCACCACGCCACCGAGAAATGCGGTGATGGGTTGCCAGTATTTCCAGACAACCAGTGCCACACCCGCCAGTGCAGTAACCACAAGACCTATCGGACTGAGCAGAGCACCTAACAGACCAGATACGGCATACAGGGCAACGCGCAACATCGCCAGTGGACCAGATGCCAGTACTCGCAGCACCGTGCCTGTGGCAGCCAGCCCGCCGCGTAGTGCTGCCAGTGGATTCATAAACATCACAGCAACCGCACGTAAACCGGATAATCCAGACCGCAACAGTGCAACCGGCGCACCTGCTACAGTTTTCAGGACATTTCCCGTCAGTGATGCCGTGCGGTGCAAAGACGACAACAGCGCAGTAAGTAAACCCGCTGCGTTGCCCGATGAAGCAAGCCCGCGTCGCAGCAGTGCCAGTGGAGCGCCAGCCAGCCAGGACAACGCGCTGCTGGTTCGAGTTACTGCTGCCGTAACGGAAGGTAACGTTTTGATACCCAGCACAGAGAATCCCAGACGGATCACTGCCAGCGGCCCCAGCACTGCAGCCAGCGCCACCGCTATGGTGCCGAGGCCTACGGTAACCGCAGCCACAACAGCCGCTACTTTCATCAGTGTGCCTGTCAGTTCCGGGTTAGCTTCCACCCAGCGGCGCAACGCCCCCGTAATGCTTTTCACCGTGTACAGAATATCCATCAGCGGCTGGCGCAGCGTTTCGCCCAGGCTGCTGAAGGTGTTCTGCGCTCCGGTTTTAACCAGCAACCACTGAGCAGAAAGTGAGTCCTTGTTGATGTCGGATTCTTTCTGCATGGAACCGAGCGCATCATTGCCCGCTGTCAGTTTTAGCTGGCGCTGCAGTTCCGGCAGGTTGTTTGCCAGTTTCGCCGCGTCATCACCAAACTCTTTACCAAACAACATGGTCATGGCAGACAGACGCTTGTCCTGCGGCAGTGCGTTCACCTTCTCCAGCACACGCTGGATAGTTCCCATCGCATCCTTCGTCATCTGCTTTTCAATCACTTCAGGATTGAGTTTCAGCAGATTCATCCCTTCAAAGAAACTCTTGCTTTGCATGGTGGCAATGGACAATTCACGCACCATCGCGTTTGCTGCACTGGCTGCAACCTCCGGCGCAGCGCCCAGTGTCAGAAAGGTGGAACCCAGTGCCGCCGCTTTACGATAATCCAGACGGTCAGCCACACCGCCCAGACGTTGCATGACATCAATGATGTCCGCCCCTTTCGACATGGCGTTATCATCCAGATAGTTCAGCGCATCGCCGAGCTGTTCAATATTGCGGGTAGGTATTTTGTAGAGCTGGGCGATTTTCCCCAGACTTTCTGACAGTTCATCCGCTGGCAGCTCAAAGGCTGTTGCCGCCTTTGCTGCCGTACTGGCGAAGGCCAGCAGGTCACGTTTCTGGTCTTCCCAGCTGTCGTCAGGGTTTGCGACGTTCATACGCGCACCACCTTCAACCAGTGCAGCGAAGTCCACCGCACCGTTTTCCATCGGCAACTGTTCGCTGGCAGCCTTGATGGCATCCTGCATTTCATAAAAACGTGCAGTGCGGTTGCCATTATCGTCACGCAGACCATTGACCTGCTTCGCCACACCTTTCATGGCATTTTCCATGCTGGTATAGCTTTTTACTGCCGCCATCACTGGTGTCCCCATTGCCAGCCCTGCAGCCGTGGTGGTGGCTCCGGCTCCTGCAATACGATCACGCACCTCCAGCGAACGGGCATAACTGGCACGCGCCGCATTCATCCTGCGCTGAGCTTCCCCCAGTCGCTTCAGCCGCGCCTCCTGTTTCGACAATTCCTGGTTATAACGTGATGTTTCACGGGCTAAACGGGCAGTTGCTCCCGCATCATCGTTCGCAGAAATTCCCGCCCGATACAGTTCTGCACGCACAAGCGCCGTTTGCTTCTGCAAATATTTTTGTTGTTCTTCCAGGCGTTGGACTGCCAGCGTTTGCCGACCTAAAGCCACAAGGTGCCGTTGTGATGGTTGTTCCATCGCTTCCAGCTCAGAACTAAGCAAATTTGCCTTCTGTCTGGCATAGTTCAGCCTGTCGCCTAACCTTTTGTTATCGGCCTGCAGCTTGCGAAATTTTTCCAGGCTGTTACCCGCCTGATTGAGTTGCTTTAATGCGTCACGGGAGTTTCTGATTGCGCCAGCCAGCTCTTTCGAACTGGCCTGTGCAGCACGGAATGGGCGGGTGAGTTTGTCAACCGCATTAAGAATGACCTGCAGGCGCAGGTTATTATCACTCATCGTTGGCCCCGCTTCTCTGAATCGCTTTATACCGCCATTCCAGCACTTCTGTCAGCGGCATAACGTCAGTAACGGATGGCGGCCAGTGAAAAATGGTGGCGATATCTGCCACCAGATCGTCAACCGTCAGGCTGTCGGTAAACCGGCAAGCACCGACTTCTTCAACAAAAAAGTGACAACCTCAACCGACATGGCAGTGAGATCTGCCGGGTCCATCTCTGCAATTTCCTGTGCGGTCAGTGCCGGGCTGGAGATGCGGGGGATCACGGTCATCATCGCGTTCACATCCATATCCATAATGGCCTGCAGGCGTGTACCGCGCAGCGCACCGGACTGCGGTTTACGCAGCACAATTTCGGTGATTTCAGTTTTACCACGCTTGATGGGGGTATCCAGTTGAATGGTCTTTTCAGTCTGCTTATCGCTCATTTTGCTGTCCTGTAAATTGGGTCCTGGCGCGGCATTCCGCGCCGTTCAGATACATCAGAGGCCGAGGGCGTTGCGGTGCGCTTCCATCAGGTCCACACCGTCCACAATTTCCACCATGTTGATAAGGTCCACTTCATAGAGCACCTCACCATTGATGGTCAGCTTCGCGTAGCTGTTGGTACTGGTCACTTTGGTGGTGTTGCTTTCGCCCGTCTTCCACTCGCCGGAATCCACTTCTTTGTGACGCCCACGCACGACAAGCTCCACGGCCTGCACTTCCCCGGTATCGTCACGCTGGATAGAGCCGGTAAAGCGCAGTTGGATGCCATCCACCGTGGATTTGCCCATCTGCTTAAACAGCAGCAGTTCAGTACCACCAATGGAAAATTCTGTGTCCAGAGCACTGTCATCAAGACCCAGATCCACATCCACCGCCCCCGGCATTCCGCCGCCGCGATACTTCTCATATTTGCGGGTGAATTTCGGCAGCGTCAGCGACTCAACGATCCCCTGCCAGTTGTTCCCGTCGTTAAACAGGTTCAGGTGTTTTAATTTGCGTGGTAAAGCCATGTTATCCCCTTACGCGCTGACCTGGCTGGAGAAATTCACCAGGTACTGATCGGTGATGCGCTGACGCAGCATCAGGTTTTCAAGTGGCGGCACTGGCGTGTAGTCGTAGTCGATGGTGAGCTTCCCGGCTTTCAGAGTATCTTTGTCGTTCACCGACTCATCCAGCCAGCAATCACCACCAATGAGATAGCCCTGACTGACCAGGCTGCGCATTTTGGCGCGGATACCTTCGATAATGTCGCGGGCCAACGACGGGTTCAGCGGTTTGTCCACCGCCCACATATGCGCTTCTGCCATTGTGTCCATAAGTACCTGCGCCGTGCGGGTGTAGTTTTCGAAGGCAAAGAGCGGGTCATCACTCAGGCAGCGGGAACCCCAGAAGCGGAAACCGTCTTTGCGGATAAGGGTGGTGACGTCGTTCTGGTTCAGCAGTCCCGCATCTGTTGCCGTGTCCTGCAGATCCCAGAACACATCAGCAGAAATTCCGGTGACACCGTTAACGCCCACGTTGGACAGGCTTTTGTGCCATCCGGTCTGCTCGTCAATTTTAGCGCGCAGACCAAGCGCACGGGCGGTGGCATAAGCCGTTGCTTCGGCATTCAGCACCGTGTCCCAGCCAGTAAAGTCGGGCCAGATCAGCATCCCTTCGCGCTGGCTGAAGTTTTCACGGTAAGTGATCGCCTCCTGTACCGTCTTGCAGCCATACGCTGACAGGTAAGCAAACCCACGCAGGCTTTGCGCCACGCTCAGCAACTCAGTCGCTACCGCCTTGGTGTCGTGGCCTGGCACGCCGAGAATGCGCGGTTTAACGCCGAGCTGTGACTGGGCAGATAACAGGGCTTTCATGCCTGTTTTTTTACCTTCAGCAGTCACTGCGCCGATGATATTGGTCGTGGTTTCTTCTTCCGTTTCACCCTGCGGCACACGCACAACAATGGTCACGGGTTTTGCCTGGTCAGCGATGGCATCCAGCGAACGGGCCAGTGTGCCGGACTCACCCGCTTTACCACTGGCGGTAAGCACATCAGTGATCAGCACGGGTTTATTAAGAGGAAACATTTTTGCATCGGCATCATCGCCCGTGCAGACCATGCCCACGATGGCGGTGCTCACCGTGGTAATGGATCGGGTGCCTTCGTTGACTTCAACAACGCGCACCCCGTGGTGGTAATCCTGAGCCATAGTGGCGAACCTCCTGATTGGATTAGGCTTCGCCCTATGTTGAAGTGATTGTGCCTGACAAACAGCTAAGCGCGGTTGTGTCGTTATTCACACAAAATGACGGTATTTGTCTACTTGCAGGGATAATCAAAATAATGCTGATTCAGGGGGATTCATTGCTCTTATTTGCCGGAAATTTTCTATAAATGGTAGAAACGCCTACATCAAAAATCAGTGCAATACGCTGTCTTGATTCTCCGGCCTCGAGTAAACGCCCAATCTGTGCCCACTGTTCGGTGGTCAACTTAGGACGGCGTCCACCTACTCTGCCTTTGGCACGAGCTGCAGCCAGCCCTGCCATGGTACGTTCAACTATCAGTTCGCGTTCCATTTCAGCCAGGACCCCTATGACATGAAAAAAGAAACGGCCCATTGGGGTGCTGGTATCAATACTGTCAGTCAGGCTTCGGAAATTCACGCCACGCTGACGCAACTCTTCTATCAGTGTAACAAGATGCCGCATACTGCGCCCCAACCTGTCCAGCTTCCAGACAACCAAAGTGTCTCCTGCCGATAGTGTCCTGAGCAGTTTTTTAAGCCCCGGTCTGTCGGACTTAGTGCCACTGATTTTATCCTCAAAAATCCGCTCACATCCCGCGCTGTTCAGTGCATTACGTTGCAAATCGGTGTTCTGGTCATTTGTTGACACGCGTACATAGCCAATAAGCATGATCAATCCCCTGAATAAAAACCGTGGATGATGCCAGTTAGCCATTATCTCTGCATTTTCATAAACGTTGGTTTGGGAGATGCGAGCGGATACGTTGGTAGGCTGCTAAAAATACAGGTATTCACTGCCAGCGGGACAGTGACAAAAACGCCAGGCGCAAAAAAATGGCGAATTAAATGTCTCGGGGCGGGGGCCGGTAGTTCAGCTGCACCGGCAACGGGTAGTAACGAGGTTTCCGTGAGTAACGGGGGCGGCGCAGGGGCATATGCTGAGGGCATTTATGACGTATCGTCAATAACAACGGCGTCAGTCGTCATCGGTTCCGGCGGTGCAGGAGGAACGGCGGGTTCAATATACGGCGCTGACGGCGGAGCTAGCTCAGTTGGTTCGTTTATTTCATCGCCCGGCGGGAAAGCTGGATTACCCGCCGGCCCGGCAACCCCACCATTTCAGCCCGTGGCCAATAATAACAGCGATAGCCCGACTGGGTGGAATATTGTCGGCTCATCTGGAGCAGGGGCAGAACCAGCCGTAGCTGTTGCAAATAGCTATGCCGCTGGCTCGCGTGGTTCAAATAGTATATTTGGGGTAGGCGGATCGATTCCTGCAATTAATAGCCCGGCAAATCCCGGTGGGGGCTATGGTTCTGGAGCATCCGGCTGTTCGAATGGCCAATCCCAATCAGCTAAATCAGGCGCAGCGGGACGCCCGGGAATCGTAATCATTGAGGAGCTGGCATAATGAGTAATTATGCGCTAGTTAAAAATGGCGTCGTTGAAAATGTTGTTGTATGGGATGGCACTGGAGACATTTTCGATGATTATATTACTGTGAATATTGACGACATATCGGCTGGTATCGACTGGACATATGACGGAGAGGCATTTGCCCCTCCGCCAGAAATTACTCCGCAGGGGGTGTAGGCCACTCAATATCGGGAGCTTTTGATGTATCAATCCGCATCAGCAGCACCCGGTATTTTTTCCATTCAGATAAGGCGGCGGCTTCTTCCGTCGTCGCTATCCCCGCATCAACAGCATCCTGTCTCCACGATATTTCATCATCAGCAGCTGATTTTAAGGTCGATTTCTGGTAATGACTCCAACTTTCTGATAGTGTTTTATGTTCAGATAATGCCCGATGACTTTGTCATGCAGCTCCACCGATTTTGAGAACGACAGTGACTTCCTGCCTCAGATTCAGGTTATGCCGCTCAATGCGCTGCGTATATCGCTTGCTGATAACGTGCAGTTCTCCCTTCAGGCGTGGTTCATAAAGCGGCCAGCCATCCCTCATCCATACCACGACCTCAAAGGCCGACAGCAGGCCCAGAAGACGCTCCAGCGTGGCCATCGTGCGTTCACCGAATACGTGCACCACAACTGTCCTCCGTATCCTGTCATACGCGTAAAACAACCAGCGCTGGCGTGATTTAGCGCCGACGTAACCCCACTGTTCGTCCATTTCCGCGCAAACAATGACGTCACTGCCCGGTTGTATGCGTGAGTTTACCGACTGCGGCTTGGAGTTATTTCATCGACAAAACCACCGACAATAGCGAAAACCGCCTGTGGATGATGGGCAACATGGGGAGGGTTCTGAGGAGTTATCTTGCGATGCGCTATAGGTTTGCCCCATCCCTCCCAAACCAAGGTATGTGAGAAGACCAGTTACATCCTTTCCACTCAAATTAGTCAGCGTATTGTCCAGCGGTTGTTTACCTGCCAGTGCATTAAGCATTGTCGTGGCAAAGTTCGGGTCATTCCCCAGCGCCGCCGCCAGTTCGTTCAGTGTATCCAGTGCCGCAGGTGCAGAACCCACCATTGCCGCAATCGCCGATTTCACAAATGCCGTGGTGGCAATTTGTGTATTGTTGACCGACTGTGCCGCAGTAGGTGCGGTTGGCGTTCCGGTGAGTGTCGGACTCGACAGCGGCGCTTTCAGTGCCAGCGCATTGTTAATGGTGGTACTGAATTTCGGATCATTGTTAATGGCTGCGGCTATTTCTTTCAGCGTGTCCAGCGTGGCTGGCGCACCATTAATAAGAGCCGTCAGAGCCGCCTGAACAAACTCGGTGGTCGCAATCTGCGTGGTGTTATTCCCTGCTGCTGGCGTTGGCGCTTTGGGTGTCCCGGTAAACGTCGGACTTTCTTTGGGTGCATACTGTGAATGCGGGTCCGGTGCGGCAAGATGTTTTGCCATCTGATCATCCGCGTACACCTTCAGCTCCAGTGCCTTGTCATCCACATACTTGCGGGTTGCCAGCACTACAGCAGGGTCGATTTTCAGGGTGATATTGTCCGTGCTGCTGGTAATCAGCACCATGCGCACGGTCTGAGTGCGCCCGCTACCTTCAGCCAGTTGCGGCTTATAGCTTTCCGGGCAGTTGCCCACGGCAATCAATGCCCCGGACTCATCAAACAAGCCCACTTCACGTATCCACCAACCGCCCTCGTTTTCAGGGATCACCTGTTCGGCAATAATCTGACTGCTGTTCTGCGGGTCGATATAGAGCATATTCAGCGCAGCCCGGCGTTTCTCATTTACCAGTGCAGTCTGCTTTGAGTCTGGCGTTGGCAATACTCCGCCGCCATCGCCGACCGCCATATGGGTAATTTTTAGCGGCACACCGAGCGCGGCGGCGCTGGCAAGTTTCGCCGCGCCAATATCCGTCAGCAGGGTATAAAATTTTGTGCTCATGGATTCACTCTCATTGTGTCAATAACATGGACCGCCCCGCCTTCATGCGCGGTGCCGCCAGAAATAATTGTTTCGTTGATATACGGATAGATCGTGATTTCTTCGCCAAGATAGCTGGCGGCCCCCACCCAATGCGGACCGCTAGTCTGCAGATTGATGGACATGCCGATCATGTGACGGCTACATGGTTTGGCATCGCTTATCAGCCGCTCAAGTTCCAGATAGGTATCTTCAGTGATGCCCTGGTCCTGCACGCCGATATCCAGGCGAAACGTGCCCGGTGTTTCTCCGGTCTGCCACCACTCAATAATGCGGATCAGGAATCCGAACGGTTCCACCACCCGCCGCACGGCACTGGTAGTTCCTTTATGCTGATGAATATAAAAAGCATCCTTCACTACCTGGCGTTTGACGCTTTCTGTCCAGCCCTCGTCCCAGCGATCCACAGAGAACGCCCAGGCGAGATAAGGCAGGAAGCTGACCGGACAGGTAGCCGGATTCCACAAGTCACGCAGCGGCACCTGCAGATCAGAAATCCCGCTACAGGTTTGCGCCAGTCGGCGCTCCAGTGAAGTTGAACCCGGTGGCAGCAGACTATTCATCCGTTCCTCCGTTGGTTACGCTCCACTGCGTACATGATGCCGCCTGTGTTTTGTTCAGGACCACATCCGCCAGCGGAGAAGCCAGTTCCACACGTTGAACACCCTCAACATGCAGAGCAGCAAAGATGGCGCTACGGCGAATATCCCGACCAAGCCTCGCCTGGCTGGCAATGTACTTCTGCAGACTGGCTTTTGCCGCTGCCATTACCGGCTCTGCTTCCGGCCCCGGATAGAGAAAAATGGTGGCTTCCACGCGGTACGGGATGATTTCTGCGCTGCGAACCGTCAGACGGTCAGCCACCGGGCGGACGTTCTCACTGTTCAGAGCTTTTTCCACCACGTCCAGCAGGTCTTTTTCTGCCGTTCCGTCGCCTTCGCGGCTCAGGACAGTCAGCACCACCTCTGCAGGTGCCGGGCTGGTTGCACTGGCATCCGCCACCCGACCGTCGGCGCTTCGGGCATGAAATTCATAAGCTGCAGTTGGCCCCGCAACAGAAAGCCCTTCAAAGGCTGCAGGCACACGCAGGCGTAACGCTTCATCGCTTTCCATCACAGCTGCAACGGGCGGCACAGCATCATTATCAGCAGGCGTCACCGTCAGGCGTGTCACGTTGTAGTTGGCAGCGAGCTGGTCCAGATCGCTCCCTATGGCATAAGCCACCATCACCGCCTGCGCGGCTTCGTTAATGCGCTGGCGCAGAAGCAACTCACGATAAGCATTCTCCTGCAACAATTTGGTGACGGGTTCAGATTCCAGTTCTAGGGTACGCATCACAGCCTCCTGTTCATCTTTCGGATGAAGCGCCACAAATTCGGCCTTGCGTTCGGCAAGCAGCGTCTCAAAGTCCGGCACATCCACAATCTGCGGCGCAGGCAACTGCGAAAGGTCAATCACTGCCATTCTCTGCTCCTGTTGATACGGAAAGGGAAACAGGCACACCGTTATTACGCCGCCCGGTCAGCTCCACCACCATTGAACCGTCAAAATTGCTGTTAATGGTGATGGAATCCAGCGTCAGCCGTGGCTCCCAGCGACTCAGCGCCACATACACTGCCGACATGACCTGCAGGCGTAATGCCGGATTTTGTGACTGGTCTATCAGTGCCGACAGCAGAGAACCATATTCCCGACGGGCAATACGGCTACCCTGCGGTGTCAGCAGAATGTCCCGCACCGACTGGCGCAGATGGTCAATATCAGTAATGGCTTTGCCGCTGGTATTATTCATCCCGCTATAAAGCGTCATACCGGACCTCCGGTTGTGTCGCCGCCTTTCAGGACGCCAGTATGCTGATGCGCATCAACCACAATCCCGTTAGAACTCATCGCTCCGCCGCCCTGGGTAACGCCACCATTGATCACCACTTCGCTGTTAATGCGCGTGCGGTCAGCCTCCAGTACAAACTCACTGGTTTTCATGGTGATGTTGTCAGCGGCCTCAATGACCATTGATTTGATGCCCCTGACATACCAGCGCCCGGTGGCGGGTTCGTATTCAAACCAGCCACCGTCAGGATGCTCTGTCACGCAGGCGTCCGCCGACGTCGACGGTGGTGCAAACTGATTCGAATAGACAGCGGGCAGCGCAAAGGCGGTCTCCAGATTGCCGCCCAGACTCAGCAGCACCACCTGCTCACCTTCCGATGGTCGCCACCATGTCCGGGCATTCCCGGCACGCAGGGTCAGCCAGCTGATCCAGTTGGTTTCTAAGTCGCCTGTTTTCACCCGGCAAAGCCAGTTTTCCCTGTCCACTTCGGTGACTACACCAGTGCGGATCAGGTTGGTGATAAGGCGCATGATTTCGGTTAGTTGTGCATTCATCCTTCTATAGTTGCAAAGCAAGATTTTTTTTCATCGTTGTGGCAGTGTATGATTTTTGGCACAATTGAATTCTCATATGGAGATGACTGAAATGATCTTTGCTGCACGTTACTTGGTCGAGTTGCCTTATGTCCTCAATATTCCAGATGGTGATTATGATTTTCTATATGAAAATAACCATTTACGCTTAACAGTTCACAACGATTACTATGCACTATTTAAAGATGCAAGCTTATTCCCTCAAACCCTATTAATCGGTACCAGAGAACAACTACTACCACATCACACAAATGAAAGAGGGATAATGAAATGCCGGACTATTATTTCTCTCGCCAACTATTGGGAATGTTTTGACCTTTTAGAAATATCACATGAAGAACTAATCAACTCTATAAGAAACCAAATAAGGAAAGAAGATAACTTCCCATCTGTGGAAGATGCTGAGATGTTCCTATCCCAAATGAGCCAGCAAGATATAGATAAAAAAATAGAGTTAGAGAGAAAAATAAAAACTGCTAGAGAGATATTTCCACCTAAAAGATCAGAGGAATGCATCGGAATAACAAACCACTTTATAAAACAGTATAGAGTTGCCTTTAAAGATCAATTTGCAGACGAGATATCTCTTTATCAAGTTGGCTCAGGATTTACCAACGGAGTGTTACAAGAGCATTATTGCGATGGTATTAAGATAAGTGCAATTCCTTTAGTTGGAGTAATCACCCCATTAATGAGAGAAAGCTGGTATAAACACGATGAAAGTCTCATTGATAATTTCAAAAAACGTTTAATGTCAAATAAATTCAATGAACATCCTGAACTATTATTGATTAGAGCAGACAATCTTGTTCATAAAGGTGCATTTAGATCAGCCGTAATTGAAGCATCAGCAGGCCTTGAAAGCTATATTCTCAGAAAAATTATTAATGCCTTTCATCGCAATGGTATCAATGAATGCCAGACAAAAGAAACATTAAATAAAAACTGGAAGTTCGATGATAGATGTAAAAAAATATTCAAACAACTCTTTAACATCTCTGTACCCGAAATTGCGCCACTTGAGTGGCAGCATGCAAATAACAACAGGAAAGAATTACGTGACAAAATAGCTCATACATCACATGAACCAACAGAGAAAGAAACAAAAGAATTTATAAAAAGCATCAATTTATTAATTGAAAAAATAGACTCATACTTTAAGAAAATTAATGAATCTAACGAATCAAAAAATTTATGATTATCTCTTCTATAATATCAAAATCAGTATCATAAATTCCAAGTAACCTACGTTTAGCATAACGTATCTGTGGCCCCTTACGGCTGACGCGATCGCGCAAGCCGTAATGGTGAACACGGGCAATGCGCTGCACCTTACCTTCAAACTGCACGCTGGCAGAGTCGGCGCTGGCGGCAGTTTTCAGGTATTTTGTGGTGCGAAGTTTTGTAAACATCTGTCGTTTGATGCGGCCTTTTTTACTGCGTGCTGTTACCCGTCGCGGTTCATAGCTGCTGCCGTCAGGGTTGCGCTGCATCCTGATGTTCTGCTGCTGTGTCCGGCGCAGTTCCTGCGCCAGCTGGCGCATCATGCGGCTTCTGGCGGCTGGCTCCAGATTCGCCAGCAAGGCACTCAGCCAGTCGTCCACTTTCTGCAGTTCAGCCACGTTTCACCGTCCACATTTCTTCAGGTTCATCAGGTTCCGCTACAGCTTCAACGCTCGACACACTGCCGTCAGTGCTGACCAGCACACGCTCCGTCAGTTGCAGGTTCAGGCTGATATCACAGACATCGTTGCGCAGAATATCCACCTCAAAGGTGAATAATTTTTCCCGTAACTCCGGGTTATTGATGGCATCGGGCTGGTTATCCCTCAGCCACAGCAAAACCGGGGCCATCAGCAGATTCTGGTCGCCGCTGAAATCCTCAATCACCGCGTTCAGGGTGTAACGGTACTCCCACGACATGGAGCTGGCCCCCGTGGCAACCAGCGAACCGTTATCCACAAACAGATGCAGTTTGTCCGGGTTATTGCGGACATAAGGCACCGCTTTATTGAGGGCCTGGCGCAGGGATTGTGGTTTGTTCACTGTTTCGCTCCTGACACGCAATAATCATGTCCACTTTGTCTGCACAGACCGCCCAGGCAGCCTCCGTTTCATCCAGCAACGCGTTCAGATCACCGTTAGTGCGCGGCGTTGCCTGATCCAGCCGACACGGCGTCACTCGCGGACAACCACTGACGGTAAGCCGTACCTCCGGTGCGTGCCGGACGTTCCCGCAGCCGGATAATGTCAGCAGGCAAAGGAGTATCAGCCCAGCGGCGTAAATCCTCGTTCTCACGTTTCAGTTCCTCGATCCGGTGTTGTCGTTGTCTCAGCAGCGCGCTGGTCTGTTCTGCTTCGGCATAGAGCCGCGCCTGCTCCCGGTTATTGGTTTCAGTCAGAATGGACAGGCTAATAAGCTGGCTGTTGCTCTTTGCCAGTGCCTGGCTTTTGCTCTGCAGCTCGCCTGCCTGCGTGCTAATGGTCTGGCTGGCATCAGCCAGCCGCCACGTCTGCCAGCCCAGCGCCGCCAGTAATAACGCCAGCACAACCAGCAGCAACCGGTTCATGCTGCTACCTGTTGCGCCATCTGATTACGGGTGATCCAGAAGGCAATAACGGTCAGCAGATAAAAGACCAGGGTAATAGCCCACCCCGCCCAGGCGAGACTTACGACAATCAGCAATCGCATCACCCAACTGATAAATACGTTTTCTTTTCGGGTAATTGTCTTCAGCAAAGATGCCCTTAACTCCTGCCAGAGCGGGCCATTCTTTATTAACGCAGCCAGTGCTACCGGAATTACCGCCCATGTCAGCAAACAGGCTACCCAAACGCCGGACGCTGCCAGTACCGGAAAAATCCCCTGCGGATACACCATTGCTGCGATTAACAGCGCCATCCATAACATCAGAAACAGTCCGCTGATTAATTTCTTTTTCATTTCAGTTTGCTCCCTGTAAACACCAGGCCATCTCCCGCGCACGGCGGTTATCCAGCCCCTGATTAAACACACCTTTTACATACACCCAGCGCGGTAACTGTCGGCACGCATCCGCCCAGCGCCGCTGGTTGAGCAATTTCACCAGCGTGGAACTGCAGGCATTGCCCGTTCCCACGTTGAAGGCAAACGACACCACCGCGTCATACACCTTCTGCGGCGGCTGTTGCTTCACACACCTTTCCAGCACCCGCTCCACACGTAGCACGTTGGAGATCAGCCCTTCTGCTGCCTGTCGTTCCGTAATGGTTTTGCCGGGAATGACGCCCGACGTATTACCAATGCCGTCGGTCCAGACACCCGCGCTGCACTGATACGGCTGCAGACGACAGCCTTCGTAATCGGCAATTAGTTTCAGTCCCTCCACGGAGGTGTGAAGCTGCTGAAAACCCGGCAGCGTGGCAGCAATAGCCAGCACGGTCCCGACAAGGCAGCGTTTAACGATTGATGGATTCATAATCCTCCCGCGAGATCTGCCCGTCGCGCAGAAGCTGGTAGGCTTTGTGTTTGTAGTACCAGTTGATAGCCAGCATCAGCACACCAATCATCAGGCCCCCCAGCGTTGAGGCATCCTTGATGGACAAATCGCCCAGCCAGGCCAGCACGACGGCGATGCAATACGTGATAAAGGCGCTGATTCGCTCAAGCGTCATAATTCAGTCCCATAGCTGGACGGTCTGCACGGTGGTGGTGGTCGGAATGTCCGGCAGCTCCACCTGCAGCCCGTGAGGTAAAAATGGGCCGTGTTCGGCAAGCCCCGGATTTGCCTTCAGTACCTGCTCCGTGACACCCTGTGTACGCCCGTAATGACGCCAGCAAAGCGCGTCCACCGTGTCATACTGATGCGCACGTACTTTCATCAGATAAGCTCCACTGTGCAGTGCGGCGCATCCTGCACCCGGCTGACGGCCCAGCGGGCGTCACGCCACAAATCACCGCTGGCTTCTGCCAGTTCTTCGCCTCGCTTCACACCGGATACCGTGGCGTCATAGTCCTGGTATCGTTCGTTGAGCATGGCGCGTGCCCAGCAGTAAACCGCGTTGAAATAGTGCTGAATGCGCTCACTTTTCCCGTCCAGCTGTTCTGCCGGAACCTCTGCCAGCGAGGCATACCCCAGCATCTGCTGGCGTCTGCGAAACTCATACAGCTCTGCGTTGACCTCCGAAATTGCCGACAGCGCAACCTGCTTTAAACGCGGCTGCGTCACCGTGCCGTCAGTGCGCATCACGCTGCGAAACTCCGACAGGTCCACATCAGGCCAGAACGGCGTATTTCTGATGATTTCCGCCTGTTCCGGTGCCTGTTCTGGCGCAACAAACTTCATGCTGCTTTCTCCTGAAATAGAGGGCGGTGGACGGGGTTTTGATGTGGCGGTGCCTTTCGCCACCCCGTGCCGCCCGTGCGCGGGGGCACGTTCTGTCAGCGGCTGTCATTGCGCAGTCTGCGCTCCAGCTGCTGTTTGTCTTTTTTCACGCCACAGCGGGGATCGAGCTGTAACGCATGGTTGAGATGATTAAGGGCGGAAGCCGGATTGCTTTCACTCAGGACAGCGCCAATCGCTTTATGCAGACGCGCCCGTGACTGGTCCGGCATATCCAGACCGTCTGTCAGCTCAAGCGTCTGCAGCAACAGATCGGCATCAAAGCCGGTGGCGGCAAGCATTGCGCTCTGGGCTGCATCTGCCATTTCCTCTGCCAGCACGGTCTGCACGTTGCGGTTACCCAGCGGCATCACCCAGCCATGACGCAGGGCATGACGCCCGATCTCCAGCGCCCCGGCATAATCTCCGGCATCAATGCGCCACAGCATCACGTACATCAGCACGTCATCCTGTTGAGCGCCTCCGGCAGCCAGGACGCCCTCCGCCCAGGCGGCATATTTCGGCAGCAGCTCCACCTTTATTTCCGCTTTTTTCACCGTGGACTGAACGCCCTTGAGACGGCGGCGGTCTTCCGCCAGTTGCAGCAGCATCAGGTCATAGCCCGACGCGTGGCGAACACTGCCGCCTTCACGGGCGGCCTGTTCAGCCTGAACGCGCAGGCGATGCTGCCGTGCGGGACTCAGGCTCATAGGTTACGCTCCGGCTTCTGCTGCGGCGGCGCTGAAATCGCCAATCTGGATGTTTTCCACCAGTGCGGCGCAGCGGTAGTCCTCAACCACATAGGCTTCGTTAACAGATTCAAAGTTTTCAATCCGGTCACGTTTCGGGTTGTCGATAACTGAACGGCGGCGGGTGTCTTCCTGCCAGTAGATGGACAGGTTATCCAGACGGGTGATCAGCAGCGCATTCGGCGGGAAGAACGGCGCACGCACGGCCTGCAGACCGCCCATGCGTTTCTGACTGATAATCATATCGGCTGCCAGTTTTTCACTGTTTTCCTGCTCTTTGTTGACCAGCGGGAAATACTTGTCAGACAGCAGTTCACGACCGCAAATCACCACCAGATCGTCATCGTCCTGGTAGACCACGTCGATAAGCTCATTAACGGCATCCATCACCACGGCGTCCAGGTTGGCATATTCGCCACCTTTACCGACTTTCACCGCACCCGGTGTGGTTTCACCGCCCGTGGTGGTGCTGCCCATGACGTGATCCGGTGCATCCTCACGGATTTTCTGCAGCCAGCCTTTGTTCACATCCTGCAGCAGCGGGTTTTCGCTACGGTTGGAGGTTTTCGCACGCTTCACACCGTTAAAGCCGATCATGATGCGGTCCAGTGCCTGACGTTTCACGATGGCGTTACGGATACGCACCTGGAAATCCTGAAACTTCGCCCACAGGTCCAGCTTCGCGTAGGTCAGCACCGTGTCAAAGTTGGTCTGTTCGCATTTGTATTCCACATCGACCATCAGCGTCGGATCGACAGGTTCACGCTCTTTCGCGGTGGTGTCAGTGGTTCCGGCAATGGTGCTGCCAACACCCAGCCCCAGCAGCTGACCGGACTGCTCAGTCACTGGCGTGACGTTAATCAGCGTCAGGAAAGCGGCGGACTGCTGGATCTGGTCTTCCAGCGTCTGCTGTACAGACGGCTCCACGGTGAACTTGCTGGACAGTTCTTCAACTGCCACACCGTTCAGACGCGCCAGCTGCTGCAGGTAAGCGTTAAAAGCAAAGCGGGTATTCTTCTTCATCGGGTTTTATGCTCCATCAGCAATTGGTCAGAGTGTCAGCGGGGGCGTTACCGCCTGTTGCACGCTGGCGGTAGTCCTGGCGGCAGTCCTCATGGCTCAGCTTGTCCACCAGTTCGTTAAAGGCGGCCTGTTGTGCCTGCAGGGCTGTCTCCAGCTCAGACAGGCGTTCTTCCTGCTCAGACAGGGATTTTTCGGTGCGTGCGCTCAGGTTTTGCTGCTCAGTGGCGACCAGCTCCACGGCCTTATGCACATCAGAGAACCGGGCATCGTCGGACTGCTCTTTTTTGGTGAACAGCGCCGTGACGCGGGCAAACAGGGACGGCTTGTCCTCCTGGATTTCTTCCAGTTCGATCACCGTTTCCTCTGCGGCGGTAAAGAGATTGGCGGGATTCTGCTTGCGGTTTGCCAGCGGGTTATGGGCTGCACTGGCGCTGAATGTCAGCATTTCCGTACCCAGACTGGCTGGATCATCAGTGGCAGCCAGGCCAACCAGGTAGGCTTTGCCCGTATCAGCGAACTTCGGGCTGACTTCCATAGAAGTGAATAATTTCTGGCCTTTTTTCACCAGCTCCACCAGGGACTCCGTTGGCTCAACGTCGGCATACAGCGCCATCTTGCCTGCCAGCGGACCTTCCGTGATTTCTTCAGCAAACAGCGCCGTTACCTTGCCGTAGCGGTTAAAGGTGCTGTCCGGCAGATAAGACTTGATGTGCTCAAGGTTAATCAGCGCGGTATACACTGCCGGGTTGTAGCTGGCTGCCATCTGTTCCAGCCATTCACGCTGGATTTCGCGTCCGTCGGTGGTGGCACCTTCCACCCCGATGCGAAAACGCTTTGCTTTCACTGTCATGAGCCGTGCTCCGTTAGAAAAAACTTACTGGAGCCTTATGGTTGCGGTGATGAGGGCAGTGAAACAATGCGCGGTATTTGTACCGACAACCACACAAACCGCAGGCGGGGAAAGCCTTCATTCAAGGCTGTAGGTTTGTGCCATGAACACCACACTGACATCCGCAGATCTCGATCCCCGTCGGCAGGCCATGCTGCTGTACTTTCAGGGATATCGCGTAGCCCGCATTGCTGAAATGCTGGGCGAGAAAGTTGCAACCGTTCACAGCTGGAAGAAACGCGACAAGTGGGGTGACTATGGGCCGCTGGATCAGATGCAGCTCACCACCGCCGCACGCTACTGCCAGCTCATCATGAAGGAGCACAAAGAAGGGAAAGATTTCAAAGAGATTGACCTGCTGGCGCGCCAGTCGGAGCGCCACGCGCGGATCGGCAAGTTTAACAATGGCGGCAACGAAGCCGACTTAAACCCTAACGTCGCCAACCGCAACAAAGGCCCGCGTCGTCAGCCGGAAAAGAACGTTTTCACCGATGAACAGATTGCGAAGCTGGAAGAAATCTTCCATTCCTCCATGTTCAACTACCAGCGCCACTGGTGGGAAGCCGGAAAAACCAACCGCATCCGCAACCTGCTGAAGTCACGCCAGATCGGCGCGACCTTTTACTTTGCCCGTGAAGCCCTGATTGACGCCCTGCTTACCGGACGTAACCAGATTTTCCTTTCCGCCAGTAAGGCACAGGCCCACGTCTTTAAACAGTACATCATCGACTTCGCCAAAGAAGTGGAAGTGGAGCTGAAAGGCGATCCGATGGTGCTTCCTAACGGGGCTACGCTTTACTTCCTCGGCACCAATGCCCGCACGGCCCAGAGTTACCACGGCAACCTGTATCTGGATGAATATTTCTGGATACCGAAATTCCAGGAGCTGCGCAAAGTGGCTTCCGGTATGGCTATTCACAAAAAATGGCGACAAACCTATTTTTCCACACCATCCAGCCTGACACACAGTGCTTATCCGTTCTGGTCCGGTGCGCTGTTCAACCGTGGGCGCAACAAAGCCGATAAGGTGGACATCGACCTGTCCCACAGCAATCTGGCCCCCGGCCTGCTGTGCGCAGACGGGCAATACCGCCAGATAGTCACCGTGGAAGATGCTGTGCGCGGCGGATGTAACCTGTTCGATCTCGACCAGTTGCGCATGGAGTACAGCCCGGACGAATACCAGAACCTGCTGATGTGCGAGTTTGTGGACGATCTCGCGTCCGTGTTTCCGCTCAGCGAGCTGCAGGCGTGCATGGTGGACAGCTGGGAAGTCTGGACCGACTTTCATGCACTGGCCCTGCGCCCGTTTGGCTGGCGCGAAGTGTGGATCGGTTATGACCCGGCAAAAGGTACGCAAAACGGCGACAGCGCCGGGTGCGTGGTGGTGGCACCGCCAGCCGTGCCGGGCGGTAAGTTCCGCATTCTTGAGCGTCACCAGTGGCGCGGGATGGACTTCCGCGCCCAGGCTGACGCCATCAAAAAACTGACTGAACAGTACAACGTGACATACATCGGTATCGACTCAACCGGCGTCGGTCACGGGGTTTACGAGAACGTGAAAGCGTTTTTTCCTGCCGTCCGGGAGTTTGTCTACAACCCCAACGTTAAAAACGCTCTGGTACTCAAGGCCTACGACATTATCAGCCACCGCCGTCTGGAGTTTGACGCCGGGCACACCGACATTGCGCAGTCATTCATGGCAATCCGTCGCGCCACCACCGCCAGTGGCAACCGCCCGACGTATGAAGCCAGCCGCAGCGAAGAAACCAGCCACGCCGATCTGGCGTGGGCAACAATGCACGCACTGTTTAACGAACCACTGCAGGGCGAGTCCGCCAATACCAGTAATATTGTGGAGATTTTTTGATGGGAAAGAGTAAGAAGAACCGCGCTGCGTCGCAGAACCAGACCCAGCATAAAAGCCAGACTTCAGCCGAAGCATTCAGCTTCGGCGATCCCATTCCAGTACTGGATCGCCGCGAACTACTGGACTATGTGGAATGCGTACAGACAGATCGCTGGTATGAGCCGCCAGTGAGTCTTGACGGACTGGCGCGAACCTTCCGCGCCGCCGTGCATCACAGCTCACCGATTGCAGTAAAGTGCAATATTCTGACCAGCACCTATATCCCTCACCCGCTGCTCAGCCAGCAGGCTTTTTCACGTTTTGTGCAGGACTATCTGGTATTTGGTAACGCCTACCTGGAGAAACGCACGAACCGCTTCGGTGAAGTTATCGCCCTTGAACCTGCGCTGGCAAAATACACCCGACGCGGATTAGACCTGGATACCTACTGGTTTGTGCAATACGGTATGACAACCCAGCCGTATCAGTTCACGAAAGGCAACATTTTTCATCTGATGGAACCTGACATTAACCAGGAGATCTACGGCCTGCCCAGCTATCTTTCTGCTATTCCGTCCGCCCTGCTCAACGAGTCCGCCACGCTGTTCCGCCGCAAGTATTACATTAACGGCAGCCATGCAGGTTTCATCATGTACATGACCGATGCCGCGCAGAACCAGGAGGATGTGAACAACCTCCGCAACGCGATGAAAAGCGCCAAAGGTCCAGGCAATTTCCGCAACCTGTTTATGTACTCGCCTAACGGCAAAAAAGACGGACTTCAGATCATTCCTCTGTCTGAAGTCGCGGCGAAGGATGAGTTTTTAAACATCAAGAACGTGAGCCGGGACGATATGATGGCTGCGCATCGTGTTCCGCCACAGATGATGGGGATCATGCCGAATAATGTTGGGGGGTTTGGGGATGTGGAGAAGGCCAGCCGCGTGTTTGTCCGAAATGAATTGATGCCGCTTCAAAAATGTCTTGAAGGTATCAATTGTTGGCTAGATGCAGATGTAATAAAGTTTAACCAATACATTTTGTAAATTCCTTCGGTAAAAGGCCGCTATGCGGCCTTTTTTAATTTGCGTCATCATTTTTTTTATTTTCTAAAGACTCAATATACCCTCGCAAATTAAATTCTTTATTTTCTCTGAGCTTAGGTCCTTCTTTAGTATCTGAGCCTCGTTGCTCACGTAAACTTTTATTCAAAGCATCGATCAATTCTTGTCTAGAGATTTCCGTTGCAATTAACCCATCAAAATATCTCTTCATTTTTCTCGCGCTCTCGGTTACTTTAACAACTTCAAAACCAAGGCAGAGCAAATAAATTAGCGTTGTTATTGTAAATCCAGTATCTACAGAGATAAAATAGCCAATATCGAGCACTTTCTTAAGTGATTCCAAGGGCATAACCATGCACAATAAAACCAAAAGCAAACCAGTGCCAAGATATAAATAAGTCATTGAGTTTCTTTCAATCAGCTTGAAGTACTCATCTCTCTGACCTTCAAAGCTAGCAACAATCTTAGGGGGTGTTTTTTTTGGAAGATCGAGGTCTCGAATTTTATCCTGAAGATCTACGTATCTTTTAATAAGTAAACCGACTATGGCAGCAGTGATTAATGAAAGCGTTTTCGATAAAATATTGCCCATTTCCACGAGCACATTTAATTTATAATTAATCAGATATACTACACTCGATGCCAATACTCCACTTAAAATGGATAATATTATATAAAACGCATATCGCTCCACTCGATTTTTAATCATGGATTTATTACCCCATCAGCTAACAATCTGAGCAACCACTCTACCATTTCCTCACAAACGCTATCAATAACAGGCATCCCATTATTATATTCAATATTGACGGTGTCTTTTATTTGTATTTCGTCATTTCTTAAAATACCTGCGCCTTTTAACTCTATGGTTAATGCTTCATCACGGTTATCGATAAGAGCCTCCGTAATTTTCCTTAAAATATTTTGTTCCTCATCATTAGCTTTATATTTATACCCTATAGAAACATCTATCGTTAAATGTTCTCGAGACATGTCAACTGAAACATCCTGTGATGCATTGTGTTTACGCAACACATCAACTCTGTGCTCACCGATAAGAGATTTCAATAATTCACTAGCGACATCATCTACTCCATCTCCATAAGAGGATAGAGGCAGCTTCAAGCTTACATTTTTTACATTGCTACGCATCAGCAATTCATTAGTCAAACGTAAATTTCCTGCTTGTAATATAATAAAGTTATCAACATCAACCCTTAGATTATCCTTTAAAATGTAATTAATATAATTTTCAATATCTTTAATTCTAATTGTACGACTTTGCAATATTATTACATGATTTTTGACAATCCCGATATATGCAACACTATCTAAATATTCTTTCGGAACACTTCCAGTAAGCTTTAATGCTTCATAAGCCAATCGATTTTTTTTATATTCTGAAACATCAAAAACTGGCACACTATTCCCTGGCTCAATATAAACTATTTCACCAAAAAACATACCATTCCGTTCGAAGGAATCAGATAAAACCATGTGCGCGTGGCTGCTAACACAAGGGTCACTATCTCCAGTTTCAAGATAGTAAATTCTGTCCTCAACGGTTGGAAACTTGTGATTAACAATTTCGTTCATACGATTCTGCAAATCACTTGCTAAAAGAGCATCCTTTTTAGGAAGCATTACTGCGTGTCGATAGTGTAACGCTTTAACTTTTGAGGGATTACTGGCCATGAAACATCCATTATTAATCTTAGATTTAGTGATATGGAACAATCATACAATCTGTTAATTTTTCTTGCCACAACTCCTTTTCGCGCGCTCGTATCCCCGCCACGCCTGCCCGCTTTATGTAGTGGTTTTCATGCACCTGCATGATCTACGCAAAAGCCCACCAGTTCTGGCGGGCCTTAGCAAAAACGATCCTCAAACGATCATGCGATCTCATGCGGCATAGACATGCACTACAGAGCTAACGCCTCGCAAGGGCTCGTTGTTCAACCTTGCTGACGCCAGAAACAAGTTCAGACGCCAGCGACGTTTCTTAATGCAGCCAGCTGTCGTCTTCCCACACCTTCTGCATAATTTCCATTACCCGCTGCTTATCCTCATCAAGTTTTAAGCCGGTCAACTCGATACCGTTGGCACTGCCTTTGCGAATGCGGATCGCCGTCTTGGGATACAGGGGGCGCAGATTGCGGTAAAGCTCGGATTCAAGGGCGTCCAGTGTAGACTGGCTAATCTTATGCTCTTTATCGATCATTATTTCAATGCGCATAAAAGTCACCTCAGCTGATGACATCCATTGAGCGGTTGTATTCGTGGGTTCTGATTTTTGCCATGAGTTCATCTGTCAGTTCAGAAACCCACTGCAAAGCCAGCCCCTTCTCTTCATCACTACACTCACTAGCCGCTACAAGCTTAAGAAAAAAATCAATGCGCTGGAGCTTCAAAGACTCCAAAAAATAGTCCTGCATCTTTCCTCCTATGACACCACAAGCAACACTGTATGTATAACCACTGTTTATATTTACAGTATATAATAATCTTACTGATGTAAAACGTTTTTTTACGTTCATCAGCCTGATATGCCTGGTATTATTAAGAGCACGAATTGTTAACCCGCGTAATTAATACGGGTTTCGCCACTTATCATCTTCCTGCAAACGCTGGTTCCGATAGAAGATACGCAGGCCTGCTCCTGACGGAATACTGCCACTGCGAAGGAGCAGATCGACCTCTTTCTCGCTGCCATCAAATCCTCTGGACTTCAGTTCATAGACGAGCTGCTGACGCTGATGCTCTGTAATTCGCTGTTTGTAGTCTTTACGCCGTTTCGGTTTCACCAGGCGTAACCTTGCTGCCAGTTCCCAGCGCTCTTTTTTGCTCATACTGTGCAGGTAATCGTGCAACTCCTTGTCATCCATGCGGGTGATCTCCGTTCTGGTATCCCCATCAGCTGATTTGTCTTTCCCTTGTTGGTTCAAATTTTCAGCAAGGGGACAGTTATTGCCACGAGTCCAAGGGGCGCAAGCGCCCTGGTCGGCTGCCGCCTCCTGAACCTCAACGGCCTTACGAACCATTTTCCACTTCACGGCATGAGTGCAGATCTTGCCCTCTGCAATGGGTGACCAGATGCCATAAATACGAATGCCGTGATCGCCATAGGCGGTCGGCTCTTCGTTGATTTCATAAGCGGTTCTGATCAGGTGATATTTGCGGGGAACCAGTACGCCGCCCTGCTTCATGATGTAGGTGGCAAAACAACCAGCATCAGCAGCAGCCAGAATGGCATCAAGACGCGGGTTATCCAGTACCGGCGCACCTGCTTTTTTGTCACCCTGTTGCCTTGCCGCCTGACCAGCCAGCAAGCGAAGTTCACGGTAAGCCTGACGCCCCGGAATACCAAAGAAGCGGAACTGCTGAACACGATGCAGAGACGCCCAGGCATTAACGTATTCGGCGTTATCACGCAGGGATTTACCCGTTTCCTTGCTGATCTCGCCAGCCAGACCACGCCCGTCAATGTTCTTACTGATGTATTTTGCGATGTAGCTTGTCGGCGTTCCTTTGCGTGGGTTTATCAGCTCAGACTTAAAGCGTGGCCCCGTGTTATTACCCAGCTCCTCGCGGTCTTCACGGATAGCAAACTTACGCAACAATGCAGTAATGGCGCGGCGGTCTTTTTTGCGCATGAAACACAACAGGTGCCAGTGAACTGTGCCGTCATGATGCGGCTCAGCCACCCGCACGCCATACCAGCGCAACCCGGCTTTGTGCATCGCCTTACGAAATGCAGCAAACATGCCGACCAGATAATTACTGCTTTGTCTTACCGTCGCATTTGTCCAGGTCGGGTTGGGCCTGCCGTTATTTAGCGTGGAATGGAAACGTGACGGACAGGTGATGGTGTAGAAAACGGCGCAGTCACCGCGCATTTCCGCGATAAGCTCCAGACCTTTAACACAGGCCATCATCTCATTGCGGCGATGCGCAGGGTTGCTGCTGCTGGCGTTTACCACATCCTCCATGTCCAGCGTGTCGCCGTCTTCGTTCACCAGTTCATGAGAACGGAAAAACTCCAGCGACTTACGGCGCTGCTCACGTTTATGCATCACGGCTTCATAGCTGACATAGGGAGATGCTTTTTTGCTGACCAGGCAAACAGCACGCAACTGCTCTTCCCGCCATTCGCAACGCATCTTCCATAATTTACGGTACCACCAATCGGCGCACAACATACGCGCCAGCGAACCCGGAATAAGTTCATAGGGCACGGGTTTACGGCGGTTTCTTTTCCGGCGGAGTTGCTCAAACGCAGGCGGTATGACATCCAGTCGCAGGGTTTCTGCTGCCACCTTTTCCCATGTCTTGCGGATTTCTTCTGGCTTAACATCATCGGTGGCGTACAAATCACCACAAGCGGCATCAAGACACATACTCATATGCGCAGCGACAAGAGTAGACAGGCGTTTCACCTGATCCTGACTCATTTCAGGCAAGATCAGCAGGCCGTCCAGCCCTTCATGGCTTGCCATAAAGCGAAAAGAAGTGGATAGCTGACTGTCGCGTACATGCTCCAGTCGTTCCAGACATGGCTTAATCGTCTCACGCAAATAGCGGGAATAAGCCTTTGGCCTGCCCAGGCTGCTGAAGTATTCAATACGTTGCATCAGCGGCTTGCTGATATGGGAAGGCTGGGCGTTAACGTCCGCCAGTATGACCATGTCCGGATTAAAACGCTGCTGCTCATGCGCCAGCTTTGCCCGGCTAATGAGCTTATCCTGCTCCATTTCGCGTTGGACAGGATCACGGGATGCATTAAAGAAATAACGCTCCCAGACCTGATCACTCAGTGCCTCGCGGCGCAGTTGTTCCTGCTCGTTATCGGCAGCGTACAGAGTGATCAGGTTTGAAAGCGCAGAAACCGGCGCAACTTCCGCCGGGTCCAGATAAGGGTTAATAGCCTTTTTCGGGCTGTTCCATGAGAATGCTGCGGCGGCCTCGTTAAAGCCGCTGCAGTTGTTCATATCAGCATGGCTCATGCACGCACTCCGTACACGGCAGAACTATCCACGCCACGCGAAGGATCAAATCCCACACAGCAGCGCGGCCCGGAAACAGCGATGATTTCTGTTGCAGATTTACTCTCACCAGCTGCTACGCCGATGCTGCGTTTTGCCTTGATGTAGTGGTGAGTAAAATTGCGATACAGCGAACGGATCAGGGATGTGTCACTGTTAGAAACAATGACCGGATGTCCTTCTGATGACCGATGTTCAAGAACGGATGCCAGATGATACTGGTCATCTTCAGTGAAACCATCAGTGTGATAGCCGGAAAACGTACCGTCATACGGCGGATCGCAATACACCACATCCCCCGCCTTCAACATCGCCAGCGTTTCATCAAAGCTGGCGCAGACAAACGTTGCTCGCTGGGCTTTTTCTGCAAATGTGCGAAGTTCTTTTTCAGGGAAATACGGATTTTTATAATTACCGTAGGGAATGTTGAAATGCCTGCTCTTGTTATAGCGACATAAACCACGGTAACCGTGACGATTGAGATACAGGAAATATACCGCTTTCATGAAATCAGTAATTTCAGTGGAGTAATTAAACTCCTGCCTTATGTTGTAATAAGCCACCTCCCTGTTTGCGATCTCAAATATAACTCTGGCGCGAGATATAAACGATTCACAATCAGCGGCAACCTTTTTATAGAGGTTGATTAAATCAGGATTAATATCCGCAACCAGATAGCTTGGATAATCCGTCTCCATCATCACAGCACAGGAACCCGCGAAAGGTTCAACCAGTCGCGAGCCAGCAGGAAGGTGTTTTTTCAGTTCGGACATAATTGCGGTTTTATTTCCCGCCCATTTCAGGATGGTGCTCATACAGCACCTCCGTTGTAATGTTTGCCTTTCAGCTCTGCGATTTCCTGACAGGTAATGCAAAGCTGCACACCTGGAATGGCGCGGCGGCGTGCTGGCGGAATTGGCGCTTCACACTCAATGCAAAGCACGCGGGACACGCCCGGCGTTTTGGCACGGGCAGCACGGATATGGCGCTGGCGTTCTTCTTCAACGCGCTGCTGTACAAGATCCATTGCATCAGCCATTAGTGGATCTCCTGCGCTTCGTTCTGGATTGCTTCAGCAGTTACACGCAGTAGTTCTGCTGCTTCGACGTGGTTTAGCTGGCGGGATGTGATATGACACGCCAGGCTATCAAGGCGAGCTGCCATTGCTTCAGCCCTTGCCCGGCGTTCTTCCAGACGAGCCTCTGTCAGTAAAATATTAAGCCCTGCATCATCCGGTCCGGTTTTAGTCGTGAGGGTTTCAATATTACGCATAATCAATTCTCCTGAATTTAGATAAAGGGATACCCGGCGGGTTTACGCCATTAATTTCATTAGTTGGTTAATTCGGCATGGTTAGCCGTCTGGGAAATAAGCTCACCACTGCACGAAAATGATTCATTGCTTTAATCAACTCCCGCTTTTCGTCAGTGGTCAGCTCATTAATGCTGATGCTATGACGTTCAGCTGGAATTTTTGCCATAAAGAATATAGCAGCCAGTGCCCGTTTATTTTGTTCGTTATTGATATCCCGTGGATCACGCATATCTTTAATAAACCGCTCAAGCTCTGACTCAATATTCAGGCCAAATACTTTCGCCCTTAACTCCGCAATATGGTTAAGTCCATTCAGGCGTTCACCGGGGCTTAATGGAACAGTCGCCGCAGCGCCTTCAATAGCCATTTGTTCCCCCGTTTTTTCGTAGATAGTTCTGCCAGCAATTCATCTTGTGAACGGCACGGATGCCAGCGTTTACCATCCTCCCCCATGATCCAGCCGTGACCGTAGTGCATTGCCGGGCTTTGTTTTACCAGCAGCGATGCAAATGATGGTTCTTTCGTCAGCATAAGCACCTCACAGCAAACCGAATGAGGCACCGAGGCCAGTCACGGTATCAACTGCACTCGCCATCGCAGGATTAGCCTGTAAACGGGCCTGCAATGAAACAGCAGCCAGCGCCATCAGTCGTGTAACAGAGTTAATGCTGCTGATCGCATCACGACGGCCTGCACTGGTTTTTACATCGCCAGAAACCGCACCTGCCGCGACACGCCCTATCTCTGCAGTTGCACTCATAACGTAATGCGGCAGTTTCTCTTTCGCTACCTCATTAATCGGAACACATGGCAGACAATGAATCTGTGCCAGAAAACCATCTACCAGCGTTGAATCTTCAGTCAGATCGGTAAGCAGCCAGATTTCTGGTGCGGTTAATAAATGAGGTTGAGCTGGGTTCAGCTTGTTCCGCAGAATCTGTACATTCATGCCTGCACGTTCTGCCAGTTGCACCAGGTTGTGGCGCAGTGCAAATGCACGACAGGCTTCATCAAAATGTGGATGTTTGGAAACTTTATAATCAAACATAGTTTTCAACTCCGAACTTATCGCAAAATCGAACTCACCGTCTTATTGCGAAAGTAGACGGTTATTAAGCAGACAAAGCATCAACTGTCAGAGCAACCAGGTTAATCATTACCTTTTCACGTTTTTTGTCTTTTCGAAGACGATGACGAGGTAGTCGGCCATCAGCCAACATATCGTTAATCGTATCAATAGAAAGGCCTGTCAGTTCGCTATAACGTTCGATCGTGACATGTGGTGTATTCAGAGTAATTGAAATGTTAGGTGTCATAAGGCAACATTCCTTATAGATATGGCTTGTGGCGAGCCGTAGTTTGTCGTGATTAGTAGTGAAGGCTCCAAAAGAACACTTCTGGTTCAACTTTAAGATCGCTTTTGGAATCTGTCAACGAATTTTAGATTTCCTTGGAGGACTCATGGATTTCAGCAGCGGTGGTAAGAAAGTCATTGAACGTCTAGTTGAGGCGTACGGATTCTCTACGAGACAAGCTCTTTGCGATCATTTGGGAGTATCCAAGAGCACCATGGCTACACGTTACATGCGAGACATCTTCCCTGCAGATTGGGTTTTGCAATGTGCTATTGAAACTGGTTATCCACTAGAATGGTTGGCATTCGGTATAGGGGACAAAAAACCCTCAAATATAAATGCACAAATTTTGGTACCAAAGAAAAAATTAATTTCAGGAACGTTAATTGAAGATGGAGCATATATTTTTGATAAAACATTCTTACCTGAAAAAATATGTAATCCGTTCATCATTCAAGATCTGGATAACGAATACATATGTAGCTTTGAATATAATGACATAAGCGATGGATTGTGGCTAATAGGCATAGACGAAAAAATTTCGGTCCGAACCCTGACCCGCTTACCTAATAACAGGTTATATGTTGAAGGAGGAAATCGTGGCTTTGAGTGTTCCAGAGATGAAATACAGGTTGTTGGAATTGTGTGGTGTTGCATACTAAGAAGAGCAGAAAAATTTTAGTACTCAATATATTAAATAACTGGAGTTCTAAATGCCTATTGAATATACGTTTGATTATCGTGATGAGTTCCTTCGTAAGCCTATTGCTGAAAAATTAATAGCTCTACTGAACTCTGATATTAACTTATCTCCGCTGGTTATAGATGGCGGATGGGGCACGGGAAAAACAGAGTTTTGCAAAAAAGTTGCAAATCTAATTGAAAACAATAATCAAAAACATAAAGTAGTTTACATTGATGCTTTCGCTGAAGATCATAATGATGCCCCCATTTTGACGTTAATGGCAGGTGTTGCTGCACTTTTGCCCGAAGACAAACGAAAAGAGTTGATAAGCAAAACACTACCAGCAATACGTTTTGGTTTGAAAACCATTTTCAAAGCTGGCACTGGATGGGTGTTAAAACAAAATGCAGATGACATTGTTGATGGCTTCGAAGATGCTATCAAAGAAGCCACTTCGAGTGCAATCGACAGTACAATTGAAACATTATTAGACGATCATATAGAAGCACAGAAAAACATCGAGACATTGAGAAATACAATTTCGCAACTTACAGAGAAATTTAAAATAACGATTATCATAGACGAACTGGACAGATGTAAACCTACATTCGCTCTTTCAATCATAGAAAATATTAAACACATTTTTGAAATAAAAAACTTGAATTTTGTTTTGGTTGCAAAGACTCAACAACTCAAAGCATCAATAAGCCATCTGTATGGTTTATCCATAAATGCAGAACAGTATTTAGACAAATTCATAAAATTTACATTTGTATTGCCAGATACATTTAAACCAGACAACTATACACCTGCATACGCATCTGTCGCTTTATGGGAAATATTAAAAAATGATTCTCAAAGACTGCAAGAAGTAAACGAAGAATGCGGGCATATTATAAAAACGATAATACAAAGAGCTAAGTTGTCTTTACGTGAAGTAGAAACATTATCGCGCCATTTTGAAATATATCAGGTGCTATCTCAATCTGGAATTGGTCCAGAAAAAATATTTGGTTATTCATTATACCGAACGTTAGGAGTGATGCTATATTCTCTAAATCGCCCTTTGGCATTAAGCTATCTAGATAATTCTGTGGATGCAGAAAGTACTATCAAAACATTAGGCTTTGAATATTTAAGTTATGATGAGGATATTTATAGTGTAGATAATACTGAATATGCTATTTATGGGATCGTACTAGACTATATTGATGCAACATCTCCATTCTTTATAAAGGATGATGAAACCAGAAAAAAATGGACTGAACATGCTACCTATAGTTTCTTTAAAAAGGGCTTAAATACTGTTCCTCCCCGAAAACTTGTTTCGTCCGCCATTGAAGTTTTAATGCTCAACTAAAGATGTATAATTGACTGATTTCATACATTGACACTGATTATATATACAGTAAAAATGCTCTCCACTGGAGGGCATTTTTTATGGCAGTACGAAAACTCACCACAGGAAAATGGCTTTGCGAATGTTACCCCGCCGGACGTAGTGGGCGTCGTGTGCGTAAACAATTCGCCACCAAAGGCGAAGCACTGGCTTTTGAGCGTCACACGATGGAAGAAACCGAAGCAAAGCCCTGGCTGGGTGAATCAGTGGATCGTCGAACACTGAAAGACGTGGTTGAGCTATGGTTCAAACTACATGGTAAATCTCTGACAGCTGGGCAGCATGTCTATGACAAATTGCTGTTGATGGTTGACGCTCTAGGCAATCCTCTTGCAACCGATCTCACCTCTAAAATGTTTGCCCACTATCGAGATAAACGCCTGACAGGCGAGATCTACTTCAGCGAGAAATGGAAGAAAGGAGCAAGCCCGGTCACCATTAACCTGGAGCAAAGCTATCTAAGTAGTGTTTTTAGCGAACTATCCCGTCTGGGCGAATGGTCGTATCCGAACCCACTGGAGAACATGCGAAAATTCACCATCGCAGAAAAAGAGATGGCATGGCTTACCCATGAGCAGATTGTTGAATTGCTGGCTGATTGCAAACGTCAGGACCCAATTCTGGCACTGGTAGTTAAGATATGCTTAAGCACAGGCGCACGCTGGCGTGAAGCCGTAAATCTTACCCGCTCACAGGTGACCAAATACCGAATTACCTTTGTAAGAACGAAGGGGAAGAAAAACAGAAGCATCCCTATCAGTAAAGAGCTTTACGAAGAGATCATGGCGCTTGATGGGTTCAATTTCTTCACAGACTGCTATTTTCAATTTTTATCCGTGATGGAAAAAACGTCTATCGTGCTCCCTCGCGGTCAACTGACACACGTTCTGCGCCATACGTTTGCGGCGCATTTCATGATGTCGGGTGGAAATATCCTTGCTTTGCAAAAAATCCTCGGACATCACGACATAAAAATGACCATGCGTTACGCACATCTGGCACCGGATCACCTGGAAACTGCATTACGGTTTAATCCGCTGGCAACACTACCAACATCAACAGCAACTGTTTGA